GGGGATTATAAGTTTTATGACCAATCTCTAGCTCCGATATTAGTATTCTCTTTCCGATTTATCGGAAGGATGTATTATATTGGATGTCCGGAGCAAGATCATATAATGAGGGAAGCCATACTTCTTTCTTTTCTAAGTGCGATAGTTTACCTTGAGAAGAAGGTTGATCGTACACCAGAGGAGGAAGAAACTCTTTCCGCTTATGTCTATCTATTGTGCCAGCTATTTGGTATTAATCCATCAGGTGAACCTGCAACAACTCATATTAATTGTTTTGTTGGTATACTCGCACTTGTAGTGAGCTTCGTTAGCATATTACTTATGGAACGAATGCACATTACAAGTTTTGAGTATACAGGAACGCCGCAACAAAAATCCCTTATAACAGAGGTTATAGAGGGTACTCGGATTGTCGTACTCGGAGATGACAATTTGATAAATGTTGGCGATTTTGGTTTTGAGTTTAATCAACTCTCTACTGAATTGGCCAAATTAGGTTTGACTTATACCCCTGCTGATAAAGGATCAGAGGGTTATACAACCAAAAACATTTCTCAAATTAGCATTCTTGGTAGAACGTTTGAGTATAATAGTAAAAAATGCAGAATGGTGTTGAAATTACGAGAAGTGACTCTAATTGATATGCCTTGCTGGGTTAGGGAAAAATCAAAAGAACCATTACAAGAGAAAGCTATTTGTGAAGAAGTTCTCAAAGAATATTCTCTTTATGGTGAATTGAAGTTCAACATTGTACGTGACAAACTTGTTGCTGCGTACAATGTTGCATTTCCCCATTATCCAGCGTTGTCCAATATTGATTGGTCGGATACATTCGATCAAATAATAATGGATATGTGTGATTTTAGAGTCTTTTAAAGTCCATAGTAACTGGTATTATCTTGTGTGTGCATTTAGGTGCATGTGCTAAAAGAGCCTTGTTCTGGGTTACCTAGTTATATAAGATGATATTTGCGTATCTATCTTGTGTATAAAGAACAAAAAGCGACTAGCGATCGCAGTACTCAGAGAAAACCGTAGTACTGTGTTAACGGAACCTTATAATATGGAAAATAAAGAAGAAATTAATAAACAATCAAATGGAGAAATTTTAGCTACCACCCGATTCGCGGACGATGGCGAAGTAGTTGAAACTATCTCTTATCAACATCATGAAACAGATGATATTAGTACTAAGGATAGTACTATTACAGCATTTCTTTCAAAACCAATAAATCAAGGAAATATTTCTTGGGGTTTAGCAGCTACTCACCCACGTGGGTATCAGCTTGCTTCATGGGATACCATGACTTTATTGTTGTCCACCAATATTTGGAAAAATAAAATTGATGGTTTCAATCTGTTTCGTGGAACAGCTTGTGTTAAACTTACCTTGAATGCTAGTCCTTTTCAACAAGGGAAGCTGATGCTATCATACCTTCCTGGGTATGATACCATATCATCAGCTGACCCTTCTTATTCTGGATTGCATTGTGGTCCCACTGGTAATTGGACAACAAATTTGGCGGCTTTATGTTCAGCCAGTATGCAGCCCAATGTTACCATTGATTGCCGTGATTCATCTGCAATCTTAAAAATGCCTTTTGTGACGCCTTATTCATATTATGATGTTAAGCAAGGGGGGTATGAGCCAGGACGCTTTACCCTCTATGTTTTATCACCATTACTTACAGGTGCTGCAGGAGAAGAAACCACTGTTGACGTTACTGTTTGGCAATGGTGGGAAGATGTGGAATTAGCAGCTCCATTAGTATTACAAAGTTCTTCAGGGAAATCTAAACGTTCTTTCACAACTCAACTTGTTGAAAAGAAAGTTGGAGATTCAGGTAAGATTTCTGAAATGCTTGGTGCTGTTGGTGATGTATCAGAGAAGCTTGGTAGTATTCCAATTATTGGAGGTTATGCAACTGATCTTGCTTGGGTAGCACGAGCGGCTTCTTCTGTGGCTTCTATCTTTGGGTTTAGTAAACCTATTTCTGAGGATAAGCCATATATAGTAGCGAGTCAAATTGACCGTTATGGTGCAAATTGTGACGGAATTGATGCGAGTATACCTTTAGCTCTTAGTTGCACAAACCAAACCAAATATAGTGATGAAATGTCTTGTCGTCCAGATGACGAAATGTCGTTAAGTTTTCTACTTGGTAGAGAAGCAATAACACGTACTATCGCCTGGACTGACGTAACAACTTCTGGGTCATCTGTAGATACTTTCACTTTGGCTCCAAATGGTACTAGTTGTTATACGACTGGTACAATAGCCAATGGAGGTCATACGGCAACATTTAGGATTGGTCCACCTATTTATTATTTATCCAATATTTTTAAATTTTGGAGAGGTAGCATTAGGTTGAGGTTTGTTTTCGTTAAAACAGAATTTCATACGGGAAGGTTACAGATCACTTGGACACCTGTGTCAGCCACTGGTACTGCAATTTCAACTTTAAATAGTGTTTATTCCTTAAGGGAGATTGTTGATCTTAAAGAAGGTAATGAAGTTTGTTTTGACTTCCCATATATGCTTCCGTTTAATTACGCCTTGTGTGAAAATTATTCTGGTAAAGTTGATATTCAAGTTATAAATGAACTACGACATCCATCTACTGCTGCAACATCGGTTGATATACTTATGTATGTTTCTGCTGGAGAGGACTTTGAATTTCAAGTTCCTACTCAGCCTTTACCTACAGTAGGTACCATGCTTCCTCTTTCTTTACAATCAAGAGAAGTAGTAGTTGGTGTTATTGGTAATTTACCAAAGAGAAAACGTAATTACGCTTACCCATCTACGTCTACTGGTGAATCTTGTCACAGTATTAAACAATTACTTATGCGAAATAACCCAATCTTGCAAACAACTGCGATTACGAGTGCTAATGGTTTGTTGATTTGGCCATGGCTTGCTGCGGCCTTAACATTTGCCGGTGGCGCTCTATCAGGACCGAATGCTGGTGGTGACCTTTATTCTTTCTTGTCTCCAATGTATGCGTACTTTAGGGGTCAAGTTAGAATTAAAGCGGTTTCTACGGCGTCTGGAATTACCAATTCCTATAAACCTATTGTTGCAACTGTTAATCCTAAGTTTTTT